GAAGATCCAGACCTACAACGCCGGCTATTACTTCGACGTTCAGGACCGCCGCATCCTTACCCGGCATGGCGGTGTGACGATCTTCGAGGGCATGCAGAACCACACGGCCGACTCCATCAAGTCGCTTGAGGGCTTCGATCGGTCATGGTTCGCCGAGGCTCAGAAGGCGAGCGAAAAGAGCCTGACGCTGCTGCGCCCGACGATCCGCAAACCAGGTTCGCAACTGTGGTTCGACTGGAATCCGGACGCTCCGACCGATCCGATCGACATGCTGCTTCGCGGTGAAGAACTGCCGCCTGATGCTGCGGTCGTCGAGGCGAATTACATGGACAACCCATGGTTGCCTGATGAGCTGCGCGCAGAAATGGAGTTCGACAAGCGCCGCGATCCGGACAAATACGCGCATGTGTGGCTCGGCAAATACCGCCAGAACAGCGAAGCACGCGTGTTCAAGAACTGGAGCGTCGAGGAATTCGAGCGGCCGGCGGGCACCGTGCATCGTTTGGGCGCCGATTGGGGCTTCTCCGTCGATCCGTCCGTACTGATCCGCTGCGACATCGAAGGGAACCGCCTGTATGTCGACTATGAGGCCTACATGGTGGGCTGTGAGATCGTGAACCTGCCCGAGCTGTTCATGAGCGTGCCGGACGCCGAGAAGTGGCCTATCACGGCCGACTCCGCGCGGCCGGAGACGATCAGCCACATGCAGAAGAACGGCTTCCCGAAGATTCGCGCGGCCATCAAGGGCGCGAAATCGCTGGAAGAAGGCGTCGAGTTCCTGAAGTCGTTCGACATCGTCGTTCACCCGCGGTGCAAGCATCTGATCGACGAACTCACGCTCTACAAATACAAGGAAGACCCGCTTACCGGGGCGATCCTGCCGATTCTCGAAGACAAGGACAACCACGTGATCGACGCGCTGCGCTATGCCTGCGAGGGCGCCCGACGTGCTGGCAAGGCTCCGAAGCCTTCGAAACCTGTAATCCGCCGCACCGTGCATGGTGCTGGCGCCTGGATGGGCTGATCAATGGCACGCAAACGCAAATCCGACGACGCTGAATCGAGCGGGCTGGACCCGATCGTCAAGGAAGCCAAGGATCGTTTCACTCGTTGCGATGATGCCGAGTCGTCATTCCGCAAGCTGTTCGTCGAAGACATGAAGTTCGCCAACGGTGATCCGGATAACAACTGGCAGTGGCCGGACCAGATCCGCCAGTCGCGCGAAGGCGACCAGCGCCCATGCCTGACGATCAACAAGGTGCGCCAGCACAACCTGCAGATCATCAACGACGCGAAGCAGAACAAGCCGAGCATCAAGACGCTGCCGATCGACGGTCAGGCCGATATCCAGATCGCGAAGATTCTGGACGGCATCATGCGGCACATCGAGTACAACTCGCATGCCGAGATCGCATACGACACGGCGACCGAGTTTGCAGTGCAGGGCGGGCTCGGTTACTGGCGCGTCGTGACCGAATATGCGCATGACGGCTCGTTCGAACAGGAAATCTTCATCCGGCGCGTGAAAGACCCGCTGAGCGTCTATCTTGACCCGGATATTCAGTCTGCTGATGGCGCTGACGCGAAGTTCGGCTTCGTGTTCGAGGACGTGCCGAAAGAGGAATACGAGGCGCAGTACCCGGATGAAGATCCGGCGAGCGTCACATTCCCCATGGAAGAGACAGGCGATCCGTGGCTGGATAAGGATCATGTGCGCGTGTGCGAATACTTCCGCCGCGCCGAGAAAACGGACATGCTCATCAATCACCCTGTGAATGGGCCGATGAAGCTGTCTGAAGTGGGCGACGCAGACGAGCGCAAGGCTCTGCTGGCCGACGACAGCGTGAAGAAGCGCGAGATCACCGAGCCGCATTTCCAGTGGTTCAAGATCGCCGGTGACAAGATCATCGACCGCAAGGAATGGCTGGGCCGCTATCTGCCAATCGTGCGCGTGGTGGGCGAGGAAATCGTCATCAACGGCAAGGTCGAGCGCAAGGGCCACACGCGCAACATGAAAGACGGCCAGCGCATGTACAACTACATGACCTCGGCCAACGTCGAATACATCGCGCTGCAAACCAAGACGCCGTACGTCGCACCTGTCGAAGCCATCGAAGGCTATGAGGACGAGTGGGCGAATGCGAACAAAGATAACAAGGCGTATCTGCCCTACAACGGGCTGCGTGAGGATGGCAGTGCCATTGAGCGCCCGATGCGCGAGCAGCCTCCCGTAGGGGCTTCCGCGTACCTGCAAGCCATGCAAACGGCACAGCAGGAGCTGATGATGACATCGGGCCAGTATCAGGAGCAGTTCGGCGCGCCGTCGAATGCCGATGCTGGCGTTGCCATTGCCGCGCGTCAGCGTCAGGGCGACAAGGCGACATACCATTTCATCGACAACGTGGCGCGCGCGATCCGCTACACCGGCCGCATCATGGTCGACCTCATCCCGAAGATTTACGACACGCAGCGCGTGGTTCGGATCGTCGGCGAAGACGGAAGCGAGGACTTCGCGCAGATCAATCCGCAACAGCCGCATGCAGTCGGCGACCAGCAGGGCAATGCGCAGCAGGCGCCGGCCGATAACTCGAAGCTGAGCGCAGAACAGGCCGCGCAACTGATCTACAACCCTGGCATTGGCCGCTATGACGTGACGGTCGAGGTTGGCCCGAACTATGAGACGCGCCGGCAGGAAGCGTTCCATGCGCTCACGCAGATCATGTCGCAGGATCAGGACTTGATGAAGGTCGCGGGCGATCTGCTGTTCAAGGCTGCGGATTTCCCGATGGCCGATGAGGTTGCAGAACGTCTGCACCGCACGATCCCGGCTGCGATCCTCGGCGAAGGCCCGAGCCCGCAAGAGCAGGACATGGAGCAGAAGATGCAGCAGATGGGCCAGATGATCGAGCATCTGACGGCCGAGCTTCAGAACGCGCGCAGCGGCAAGGATCAGCAGGAAACGGACATCAAGGCCTATGACGCTGAAACCAAGCGCCTTCAGGCACTCGGCCAGCCGCTCGATCCGGAGCTGGTCGCGCATGTCGCGACGCAGGTCGTAATGCAGATGATGCAGACCGGAGCGCCGGAAGGAAATCCTTCCGCAGCGCCGCCGGGCGCGCAGCAGAATCAACCCCAACCGAACCCGCCGAGCGCGGGTTTTTCTTTGCCCGCTCAACCTCAATAGGGAATCGATCATGGCCGGCTATCCAGGAATCCTCCAAGACCTCGGCAGCACGACGCCGATCGTTGGGCTTTATCGCATCGTCCAGACGCTCGCGCCCGCTGCGGTCGGCGCGAACACGACCGCGGAGCAGACGTTCACGGTTCCCGGCCTCCAGGTCGGTGATTCCATCGACGTGAACAAGGCATCGCATCAGGTGGGTTTGTCGATCGGCAATGTGCGCGTTTCCGCGGCGAACACGCTGGCCATCCAGTTCGTGAACACCACGGCTGGCTCGCTCACACCGACGACCGAGCAATACATCATCGGCGGCCAGCGCTGATGACTCCGTTCCGAGCCATGAGCGATACAAGCCTATTGCTCGCCGGCGAGGAGGATTTTTCCCCTGACGTGAGCGATGCGCTCTATGAGAAACACGGCGCGCATGTCAGATACACGCGTTGCCAATGCGGATCACTCACGTTTCACATCGCAATGAACGCGCTCATCTGCGCTCATTGCACGGCTGAGATCACCAGCCACTAATCGTTTTCAGCTTTCCCGAAGGCCCGTTTCTCTCACGAGAGCGGGCCTTTTTCTTTTGGTCCGTACCGGTGCGGCATCACCGGGCTCAATCCTTGGACACGTCCATGCAAACCGATGAGAACGCTTCAACCGAAGTAGAGAACGTCACGCCTACGGCCTCCACGGAACAGGCGCAACAGCCCGCTGAAGTCAGCACGGAACCGGGCGCCGGGCAAACCACGGAAGCAGTCGAGCAGACGCAGCAGGAAAAGCCCAAGAACGACTGGGTTCAACGCCGCATCGACCAGCTCACGCGGGAGAAACACGAGGAAAAGCGGCAGCGTGAAGCGCTCGAACAGCAGTTGCGGCAGTACCAGCAACCTGCTGACAACTCGCAGCAGCCCCAGCAACGGCAGATGAGCGCCGACGAGGTGCGGGCCGACGAGGTGCGGGCCGAAGCGAAGCGCCTCATCCAGCAAGAGAAGTTCGATGACGCCTGCAACAAGGTGTTCGACGCCGGCAAAGGCGAGTTCGGTAACGAGTGGGATTCGTCGCTGCGCACGTTCCAGATGCTCGGCGGCGCATCGCCCGAGTTTCTCGAAGCCGTCACGGCGATGGATGCCGGCCACAAGGTGCTGCACCACTTGGGCCAGAACCCGGAAGTCGCTGAGCGCCTGCTGTCCCTTCCTCCGTTGCGCATGGCGCTTGAACTGGCCCGTCTCGAATCGACGGTCGGTCAGGCCAAACCCAAACCCGTTTCCAACGCCCCCGCACCGATCAACCCGATCGGCGGACGGTCCGCACCTGTCGAGCCCGAGGAATTCGCCACGGCCGCAGAGCAGATCGCGTGGTGGAAGAAACACGGCTCCAAATGAGGCTGAAAAATGGCTAATACCCTTCTCAATACCAGCAAGATCCTCGACAAGTCGTTGATGATCCTCGAAAACAACCTGGCGTTCTCGTCGCGCGTGAACAAGGAATACAGCGACGAATTCGCGGTCAAGGGCGCAAAGATCGGCTCGACGGTGAACGTGCGCAAGCCGGTTCGCTTCGTCGGCACGACCGGCCCCGCGCTGGCTGTCGAAAACGTGGTGGAAACCGTCATTCCGGTGACGCTCGACACGCAGTTCCACGTCGACTTCACGTTCTCGTCGCAGGAACTAACGTTGAACATCGACGATTTCGCAGAGCGCTATCTGGCGCCGGCGATGGCGACGATCGCCAACAAGATCGATCTGGACGGCCTCGGCCTGTACACCACGGTCGCCAATCAGGTTGGCACTGCGGGCACCACGCCGAACGACATCGCAACGCTGCTGGCCGCCGGCACGCGCCTCGATCAGGAAGCCGCGCCGCGCGACGGTCAGCGCGCAGTCGTGTGGGATCCGGCCGCGAATGGTTCGATGGTGAAGGCTGCTGCTGGCCTGTTCAACGCACCGCAGAAGATCAGCGATCAGTACGCAAGCGGCATCTTCGTGCCGGCGCTGGGCTTCGACATCGGCATGGATCAGAACATCCGTCAGGCAACCGCTGGCACGCGCACCAACGGCACCGTGTCGGGCGCTGGTCAGACGGGCAGCTCGCTGCTCGTGACCGGTCTCGGCGCCGGTGGCACCGTTGCCGCGGGCGACACGTTCACGATCGCAGGCGTGTTCGCGGTGAACCCGCAATCGCGCCAGTCGACGCGCGTGCTGCGCCAATTCACGGTGCTGACCGCTGCGACGGCTGACGGCTCGGGCAATGCAACGCTGTCGATCTTCCCGGCGATCAATACCGCGGCGTCGAACCAGCAATACCAGACGGTCACGGCGGGCCCGGCAAACGCTGCTGTGGTCACGTGGGACGTTGCCGCGAGCACGCAGTACACCGTGAACATGGCGTACCACAAGAACGCCTTCACGCTCGCGACGGCTGACCTGCAAATGCCGGAAGGTGTCGACTTCGCCGGCCGCCGCAACCACAAGGGCATTTCCATGCGGATCGTGCGTCAGTACGCGATCGGCACGGATACGTTCCCCTGCCGTATCGATGTGCTGTACGGCTGGCGCCCGGTCTACAACGAACTTGCCTGCCGCATCGCCGGCTGATTGATACAGGGGCCGTCATGTTCGGTTCGACGTGCGGCCCCTGTCTTCTTGTGGAGTGGTTCATGCCATACGAAAAATTCCCGATGTGGACGCACAAGCAAGGCGAGAAATCGCGCGTCGTCCATACGCAGGAAGAGTTTGATGCATTGGGCGAAGGCTGGTCCGATGCGCAGCATAATCCGCCGAAAGTGCATGTCGACGCCGACACGTTCCAGCATTACCCGAAGTGGGTAGGCGACAAGCTCGTGCACAGCGCCGAGGAAGAAGCCGCGCTGGCGCCTGCTGAGCCGGAACAGAACGACGAGCGCGCAGCATTGCTCCAGATCGCCGACGAGCGCGGCGTGAAGGTCGACAAGCGCTGGTCGAACGACAAGATTCGAGCAGCTCTGGAGGCAGTGTGACTACGGGAACTGATCTGATCACGCTGGCGCTGAAGGACATCGGCGCGTTGGGTATCGGGCAGGCTGTCTCTGCCGAAGATACGGCCGATGCTCTGGCGACGCTGAACATGATGCTTGGCCAGTGGGATGCGGAGCGCCTGAGCGTCTATCACCTAGTCGATACGGCGCATCAGGCGAACGGATCAGTTTCCTACACGGTTGGCCTTGGCGGTGACTTCAACATCACGCGGCCGATCAAGATCAACGCCGCCTATGCGCGCCTGCAAAGCAGCGGCGCCGGCAGCGCGGTCGATTACCGGATCTCGATGATCGACGCGCGCGAAGACTATTCGCGCATCAGCCTCAAGACGCTCTCGTCATTCCCTGAGTGGGCGTTCTATGACTCGGCCTATCCGCTCGGCAATCTGTTCCTGTATCCGGTTCCGAACAGCAGCTACGAGCTCCATATCGTGACGATGGAGACGCTGCCGCAGCTTGCGACGGCTGGGACATCAGTCAACCTGCCGCCACCTTACCTTGCGGCGTTGCGCTACAACCTGGCGATCTACCTGTGTCCGTCCTATCAGCTTGAGCCGACGCCTTCACTGGTGCGCCTCGCGACGAACGCCAAGCGAGTGATCAAACGGATGAACACGCAGATTCCGCAACTGACGATGCCGCGCGGTCTGATGACCAAATCGCGCTACAACATCTACAGCGACAATTCGAGCAACTGATGCGAATTCCGCTCACCACTGGCGCGTATCAGACGCGCAGCGTGATCGCCGAGGCGCAGCGCAGCGTGAACCTGTATGCCGAGGCGAACCCGCAGGATGCGCCGTGTCCGTTCACCTATTACCCGACGCCCGGCCTCACACTTGTCTCGACACCGCCCATAAGCGGCGAAAGCCGGGGGATCTACACGGCGAGCAATGGCAACCGGTATGAGGTCGTGGGGCCTACCGTGTACTCGGTCAATGCGGAAAATGCATATACGAGCCTCGGGAACCTGCTCACGAGTTCAGGTCCGGTCTCGATGATTGACAACGGCACGGACGTTTTCCTCGTGGACGGGACGCCGGTCGGATTCACGATCGCGCTCGCAACCAGCGTTATGACGCAAGTAACCGATCCGGCTTTCTACGGCGCCGACAAGGTCGATTACGTCGACGGCTTCTTTCTGTTCAACCGGCCCGGCACACAGCAGTTCTATATCTCGCTGTTTGGCGACATCACGTTCGATCCGCTCGATATCGCATCGAAATCGACGTACTCCGATAACCTGGTCACGCTCGCGGTGATGCACCGCGAAATCTGGCTGTTCGGCGAGCTGACAACCGAGGTCTGGTACAACACCGGCGCATCAGATTTCACGTTCAGCCGTATGCCGGGCGTGTTCATCGAGCATGGGTGCTCGGCGAAACACTCGGTTGCGAAGATCGACCTTGCGCTGTTTTGGCTCGGGCAGGATCTGCAAGGGCAGAACGTCGTATTCGCTGGCCGAAACTATATGGCCGAGCGTATTTCCACGCATTCGATCGAACAAGCGCTGGCGTCCTATTCGCGCGTGGATGACGCAATCGGGTTTTCCTACCAGCAGGGCGGCCATGCCTTCTATGTGCTGACGTTCCCCACCGCGAATGCGACGTGGTGCTTCGATGTCGTGACGGCCCAATGGCACGAGCGCGCGTATCTCGAAGCCGATGGCACGCTCAGCCGTCACCGCATGAACTGCCACTCGTTCAACGGTGGCCGCAATCTGGTCGGGGACTGGCAGACGGGCGAGGTCTACATGCTGGACCCGAACGCCTACGCCGACAACGGCGTGACGATGGAATACATCCGGTCCTTCCCGCACATTCTCGGCGCCGACGGTAACCGGGTGATGTTTCGCCAGTTCATCGCAGACATGGAAGTCGGCAACGGTCTTCCCGACGATTCTGCTGAGCCAGAAATCCGGCTGCGCTGGAGCGATGACCGCGGGCGTAGCTGGGGCAATTACGTACAAGGGTCGCTCGGGAAGGTCGGTGCATACCTGACTTCGATCCAATATCAGCGGCTCGGGTACGCGCGCGATCGCGTGTTCGAACTGTCATGGTCGGCTCCACTGAAGACCGCCCTGAATGGTGCATGGGTCGATGTGTCGAGGGCGCGTACGTGAGCGACGCGACGAACAGCAATATCCCGAATCCGGGTGTGCCGTTTCTCGACCAGACCGGCCGCATAAGTCAGGTGTGGTGGGCGTTCCTGCTTGCCATGTTCCAGCGCACTGGCGGCAGTGGAACACCAGCCCCCGTCAAGCAGATCGATTACACACCGTTGATCGATGCGCAGGTGCCGTATTCGCAGTTCATGCCGGATCAGGATGCGCCGGGGCCGGTCGCAGTTCCGTTTTTCGCAGTCGATCCGATCGAGGACATTTTCATTGCCGGAACGGATTTCACGCCGGGCACAACCGCAACGCTGACGCTCTCGAAGGTCTACGCATCGAAGGCCGCGGTGCTCGTGCACTTCGACGGCACGTTCCAGGGAACTGACCAGTACAGCGTTTCCGGCAACACGATCACTTTCATTTCGCCGATCCCGGTCGGCGTATCGAACGTCTACGCGCGAGGCTAGAGCATGACGACCAAATATCGCGAGATGGTGGCCGGCCAGACACTCACGGCCAGTTCTGTTTCGTATTACACGACGCCGGGCGGCACGTACGGTGCAATCCACGCGGCGAGCGTCACAAATCCGACCGGCGCCGTGGTGACCGTGAACGTCT